CATATACGACTAACCAATACGGTACCGAGATTAAAGATTACTTTGTAGATGGTAATCTCGTACCGATGGCTGGTATCGGATCCCTCGTTACTTTTCAGTCTTTGTTACCCGGCGTATTACAGTCTGCAAGTACTACTATTAAAGCTGCATACGATATACAAAGAGCAGCCGCCGTATCTGCAGCTACTCCAATGGCGACTACAATTCTAAAAAATAACGGCGCAGATTTACCCGAGACACAGATACAAGGTATTTTGGCCGGATGGAATAGCGCGAGAAAAAATCGCTCGACGGCATATTTAACCTCTACTCTCACTGCAGAAAATATCGGCTTTAGTCCTAGAGATATGATGTATAACGAGGCTAGTCAATACTTAGCTACTGAGATTAGCCGCGCTATGAACGTGCCAAGTTATTTAATTAGCGCGGATATGAATAACTCTATGACCTACCAAAATATATTAGACGGTCGTAAAGAGTTTGTAGCGTACTCGCTGCAGCCTTATATCTCAGCTATTGAGGACAGGCTCTCTATGAACGATATAACTAATGCCTCAAATCAGGTGCGTTTTGCGATTGACGATACGTTTTTACGTAGCGATGCAAAAGAACGTTTAGAGATTATCGAAAAAATGATTAGTCTCGATTTAATAGATGTAAACCAAGCCCGACAAATGGAGCAACTCACACCGCTAGGAGATGCAAGTGCTACTAACGTTTAGTCAAGAGATACAAGCTGCAGACACAGAGCGCCGGATCGTATCTGGCCTCGTCGCACCATATGGAGAGATCGGGCATACAAGCGCAGGCCCGGTAATGTTTGAGCGCGGCTCAATTACTTATGCCGAAGCATCACAAATTAAATTACTAATGCAGCATCAACAAGATAAGCCGGTAGGGCGAGCTATCAGTTTTAGCGATTCTACTAGCGGCGTTTATGGATCGTTTAAGCTTTCGAGTAGCACTCGAGGACAAGATGCACTCGTACTAGCGCAAGAAAATCTCGTTAGCGGCTTATCCGTAGGGGTAGATGTAACCGCCTCTAAGCCGATGGGAGATTACCTGCTCGTCACTGCGGCAGTCCTCAAAGAGGTAAGCCTCGTCGAGAGTGCGGCCTTTGTAAGTGCCTCAGTCGATGAAATTATGGCGGCACGTGCAGAACTTGAGGCTGCAACAAGTACAAAAGAAAAGACCACTACTATTTCTACGACTATCGTAGAGATCGAAACAGAAACAGAAACAGAAATGGAGGAGGCCGTGACCACTGCCCCTGAAAATACACCGGATGAAACTCCGGTAGATGCACCGGCTGAGGCTGAAAAGGTCGAGGCTGCTCGTAAGATCATTCGTCCATCAGTACTTGACTCTCAGCGAGTCCGTACACCTATCGTATCTATGGCTACATATACAGAGCACAAGATCAAAGCTGCACTCGGTAGCGATGACTCAAAGCTTTGGGTAACGGCTGCAGACGATAGCTTTAGTACTAACCCTGCTTTTAATCCAACGCAATACCTCTCGGAGTTCCCTACAAATACACGTTTTGGCACACCTGCTATCGACGCGTGTAGTAAGGGAGTTTTACCTGCTAGTGGTATGACGATTAACGTGCCGTCACTCGTTACCTCAGCAGGCGGTCAGTCAGGCGTAGCACCAGTCGTCACCGTAGAGGCTGAGGCAGGAGCAGTAGCTAATACAGGTATGGTTACAGAATATCTAACCGGTACAGTATCTAAGTACTCAGGTATGAATACCATAAGTGTAGAGCTCCTCGAGAGATCAGATCCAAATTTTTATGCCGAGCTTACTAATCAGCTACAAAATGCTTACCTTAAGACGATCGACACCACAGTACTAGCTGCTTTGATTGCAGCCGGTCAATATAGCTCGGGATGCGATGCAGATTCTGCAGGTATTATCGAGTTTGCCTCCGACTCAGCTCGTAAGGTTTACGAGGCTACGGGTTATTTTGCTAATAACTACATAGCTAATGGATCGCAGTGGCAACTACTTATGGGCAGCGTGGATACCACCGGGCGACCAATTTATTCGGCCAGTAATCCTATGAATAACGGCGGTAATGTAGGGCCCGGATCTATCCGAGGTAATGTTCTCGGCTTAGATTTGTACGTGGACAAAAACTTTACGGCTACTACTACTATTGACGATTCAGCCGTGATTCTTGCGCCTGAGGCGTTTACCGTTTACCAGAGCCCTCAAGCTTATATGAGCGTAAACGTCGTATCCAATCTGCAGGTACAAGTAGCGATTTATGGTTATATGGCCACTATCGCAAAAATGCCTAAGGGTATCGTTAAGTTTAATCTCAACTAAAAAACCTAATAGTCGGTAGGGCTCTTAGCCCTTTGAGCCCTACCGGCCTCTTTTAAGATAGGAGTAAAAGATGCCGGCTACATACGTAACCGAGGCTGAGCTACGCGCTAATCTCGGTATCGAAAACCTTTACTCCTCCGACATAGTCGAGACGTGTTGCCAAACTGCTCAGGATCTACTCAATCAGTTTTTATGGTTCGACTCAGCTCCAGTAGTAGGAGTAACGCTACAAAATAACGTAGTTACTGCGATGATCGCTAACCCGATGATATTTACTACGGGCCAGAGCGTAACCTTGAGTGGATGCGGCTCAACCTTTAACGGCACCTACACGATTACCGGCACGATGCCGTGGAGCGCAGGTACGGTTAATCAGATCCCTAGCCTTATTATAAATCCCTATAGTTTTAATTGGCCTAATGGTTTTAGCTTTATCCAATATGCTAAAACTGCAGCTAATGTTAATTTCCAACGCGTACTACCTTATGGCTCAGCCGTAGGAGCAGATACAAAAACTAACTCATACGCTACGACTCCGGCTATCCGTGAGGCAGCGATGATCCTTGCCGTAGATATTTTCCAAGCTCGCCAAGTCTCACAAACTGGCGGCGTAACGATCGACGGCTTTAGTCCTAGCCCTTATCGTATGGGTAACTCAATGATCGGCAAGGTAAGAGCTTTGTTAGCCGGCTACCAAAATCCTAACTCGATGGTGGGCTAAAGATGCCTGCCGCGATTACTACCCTACGCGCTAATCTAGCTACGGCTTTAGCTAATGCGAGCTCGTGGAATACGTACAGTTTTCCACCTCCAACTATTACGGCTAATAGCGTAATCGTCGTACCCGATGAGCCTTACATAACACCGAGTAATAACACGTACGCCACTATTTCACCTATGGCAAACTTTAAGATTATTTTGACGGTGCCAATGCTAGATAATCACGGCAACCTCAACGGGATCGAAACCCTAGCGGTAGCAGTATTTAATAAACTAGCTACCTCAAATATCGTAATGAATGTTGGCAGTATGTCGGCTCCTACCGTACTAGACGTACAAAGTGGGACCCTGCTTACGGCCGATTTCCGTATCTCAATTCTCACGAGCTGGAGCTAACTAATGCCATATACAGAGGATGACCTCAAGTTTTTGCGAAAGATTGGGCAGATCGTAGACGAGCCTGCACCGGTTAAAGTAGCAAAAGAAAAACCAACCATAACTACAAACGAAAGCGAGGAATAGGCTAATGGCTATATTCTTATCTAATGGAGTGGTCGTAACCCTTAACTCGGTAGACCTTTCAGATCACGTAACAAGCGCAACTATTAACCGCGTATTTGAGGAGCTCGAAGTTACAGCGATGGGCGACGATGCTAGAAAATACGCTAAGGGCCTAGAGACTTCTACCGTCACTCTAGATTTCTTAAACGATACTGCAGCTAGTGAAGTTTTACAGACCTTGCAACAGGCTTGGGGTACTACAGTGCCTCTAACCTTAAAGCAGACAAGCGCGGTGGTATCGGCTGCTAATCCTGAGTATCAGACTACAATTCTAGTTAATAACACTACAGATATTAACGGCGCAGTAGGAGATATTTCTACTCAATCGATTACGTTTACTTGTAACTCAAAAATAGTACCGGATACCACACCATAACCAACTAACAAAGGGGCAACAAATGGCACGACTCAAAATAACAAGGGCTAACGGGGACGTAACTGAGCATCAAATTACGCCTCGTATCGAGTGGGCCTTTGAGCAGTACGCAAAAAAAGGTTTCCATAAAGCCTTTAGAGATGACGAGATGCAGACCTCGCTCTATTGGTTATCGTGGGAGTGCTTACGCACTAGCGGCGAGGTAGTAAAACCTTTTGGCGCTGATTTTCTCGATACGTTAGTAAAGGTTGAGGTACTAGACGACGAGCCTTTAAGCTAGGGCGAGACTCCCTTACCTATCAGGTAGCCGCGCTATCTATTAGGCTAGGGATCTCGCCTCAGTCAGTTCTCGATCTTGATACGACAATGTACAAGATGTTAATACAAGTGTTAAACGATCAAGCGGAGGAGGTTAAGCGTTATGGGAGTAGAAATAAAAGGCGTTAAGACCACTCTTAAAGCTATACGTAAAGTAGATCCCGAGCTGCTCAAAGAAATGCAAAAGCAAATCAAAGCGGCGATGGTCCCTATTCGAGACAAGGCTAGAGGTTATGCTCCCTCACCTCAGCCGGATAACCTTTACGGCTGGAATGAAAATACCGTAGGCCAAAAGATAACAGCTCGTAACTCGGCTTTTAGAACTTTTAACGATGAGGGCCGAGTACGCCTATTCCCTCTTTATGATTACGAGACCGTCAAAAAAGGTATTTACTATAGCTCTGGCGGCAGCGATAAGAATAAAAACGGCTGGCGAGCTTTGTTTTTTGTAGCTAATAGATCGGCCGCCGGTGCTATCTATGAGACTGCAGGCCGAGCAGGGACTACCTCACGTAAAGGTTATCGTTCTAATAACCCCGGGGCAGGCGATCACTTTATAAGTCGTATGGGCCCTCTCTATGGCGACAAGCGCGAGGAGCGCGGCCGTATGATATTTAGAGCGTGGTACGAGGATCAAGGTAAAGCTCAAGCTGCAGTAATTAAAGCTATAGAAAATACTATTAACGCCTTTAATAAGGGCTCATACACAAAGGCGGCATAATGGTAAGCAAACTGCCGAGTATGGTCGTAAGTGCCGTTACTACTTTTGACGGTAAAGCCCTTGCTAAGGGCAAAAAAGAAATCTCAGCCTTTGAGAAAGGCGCAAAAAAAGCCGGTCTAGCTCTTGCCGCTGCTTTCAGTGTACAAGCTATTGTTAAGTTTGGTAAAGACTCGGTAAAGGCTTTTGCAGAAAATGAAAAGTCAGCTAAGCGTTTATCTATTGTTGTAAAAAATCTAGGGCTTGCTTTTGAGACCCCAATGATCGAGAAAAACTTAGATGAAATATCTGCTAAGTATGGCATACAGGGAGAAGTACTACGCGAGGCTTATCAAAAACTTATTACGGCCACGGGCTCAGCTACAAAATCTCAAGATTTATTAAACTTATCTCTTGATGTATCCGCCGGATCAGGTGAAAATCTAGTATCCGTAAATCAGGATCTCGCCGCGCTATATGTAGGTAATACTAAGGGCCTAAAAAAATATAATCTTGGTCTCTCGCAAGCTCAATTAAAAACGCTTAAGTTTGAGGATGGGGTAAAACTACTTACACAGACTTTTGCCGGAGCAGCTAGTGCAGAATTAACTACCTTTGACGGTAAATTAAGAGTATTGGCCGAGGCTGCAGATAGCGCACAAGAGTCAATCGGTGAAGGGTTAGTAACCGCTTTACAGATATTAGCCGGTGAAGGTAACACGGTCCAACCTTTAGCTGATTCTATGGCAGATTTTGGTACGTATGTAGGCGATGCGATTATAGGTACTGGTCTACTCATAGATAAGTTAAAAAAGATTCCCGGTTTTGATAAAGCCGGTAGTCCTGGCATAGCTTCTCAAATTGCACTCAGTACTAATCCTTTAGTGGCAGGTATTTTGGGATTAAAAAAGGCGACCGATGAGCTAAGTGCAGAAGGCGCAAAATATAAAGCGGCACGTGCTCCAATAAGTCAAGGTTATTTAGGATCTATGCCAGTAGGTATTTATCCAAGTGCGGCCGAGGAGGCCAAGCGTAAAAAGGCTGAGGCAGATCGACTTAAACTCGCTAAAGAAAGAGCCGCTTTAGATAACAAAGCAGCTAAAGCAGAAAAGCAAAAAGTAGCTTTAACTAAAGCAGCCGCGGTTTTTGATAGCACTAGGATCTCACTAGCTGCAGCTCTTAAAGCTACATACGACAAAGAAACACGTTTACGCCTTGAGGCTCTTATGCTGATTGAGCAAGATAAAGGCGATGAGGCTCTTAAGAAAATTAGCGAGCTTGCAGCGTTACAGAAAAACGCAGACCTGCAGCGACTAGCAGGGGTAGATACAATTAGTAACGCTACCCTTGCCTCTCTTAATACTCAGCTACTCACAGAGCTAAAGGTTATTAACACTAGCAAAATGGCCGAGGGCGATAAAGAGCTTGCACGCGAGGAGGCGTTTAAGAAATATAACGCCGCGATTACGGCTGCCGGTACCCTATCTGCTAAAGAGTCTTATAACGAGCGCGTACAGATCCAACTAACCGAGATTGCTCGCCTTGCAGCCCTAAGTAAAACTACAAGTGCTACTAATACGGCTAACCTATTACTCGAGTCTGCCGAGCTTTCTATGATCGAGCGAATAGCTAAGGCTCAAGCCGAGGCCGATTCTGCACGTCTAAAGGCTCTTGGCGATTATGCAAAAGCTCTAAGTG